GTCAAACCAACCAACTACATCAAGCTGTCGTTCACGGATTGCTGGTTGCTCATGCTGGATAGTCAATGTCGCTACGTGTGTATGAGATTGCCAGAAGTACTTATCCAGATATTCCTGGAACGTTTCTTCGATAGGCCAATCGCTACACTGGATCGTATCGTACATTGCTCTTAGCAAGGCTTGTAGTGGACGGGGAAGCATGTAGTAGTAATCTAACTTCAACGTTAGTTCAGCACCACCTCGTGAAACACGAGCACGTTGTTCATCTAACCAACGCTTAGCTTCTACGATACCACTAGATTGATATTCGATATCTACTCGGAAGTCAACCATCCGACGTACTGGACAAACCTGAATGTCTCGAATGGGATCTTCCCAAATCGGTAGGTTCTTGAATGTGTTTACTGCTGTGGTCAACGCGAAGTTGTCATCAGCGATATCCTGATAACGAATGACGGCTCGTGCCTCAGGGTCATAAACGATCTCTGTCGAACAACATGCACCGAAGCCACCATTATCCAGAGGAATCTTTTCAGAGTAACCTGGGAGATACACATGTGTACCTTTAGGGATGTCGATGATGTTTGACAGTTGTTCCGTAAGGTCTACCGCTACACGACGGATTACTGAGTCGTATGTATCTGGCAAGACCATTAATGCATGAGGCATGTCACACCCCTCGTTAGTTTGAAAGTCATAAGATTCGGCATAAAGCCTTCCCCGGAGGGAAGGCACTTATGTTATTACTTAGCAGCTGTGCTACCTTTGACTTTCTGTACCAGGTGGACGAGGTTATCGGCCAGCAGGATCAAGTGCCATTGGAAGTTAGCGTAGTTGTCAGTCGAGGTCTGCATTGCATTCCAGAACTGAGTAACCAGGGCATTACGGGCTTTGTCGTTTTCAGCAACGGATTGCTTATCACCAGCACGATCAACTTGGTTACCTTCAGACTTCGCACGGTTAACGGCGTCGATAGAATCAATGATACCTTTACCAGCAGCTGCCGCAGTACCACGGCTCAGACCAATCAGGACTTTGGCCAGTTGCAGCATCTTAACCAGTTCGGTTTTCTTCAGTTCTACAGACTCAGGACCATTACCTACACCGCCATCGTTTTGAACCGATGTTGGGATAGCACGCTCACCGAGGTTGGCCATGTCTTGTACCATCGAGCCAGTAGCTTTCTTCTCTACTTTCTCAAACGAGAACTTAGCCAGCTTAGATGGCTGGTAAACAGAAGCAGGGTAGGCTTTGCATGGCAGGCCAACTTTCAGTGCTTTCTGTACGATACCAGTGGACTTAACCGAGTCGCCTTCTTTAGCAGCCTGCGATAGCAGCTTGGCGATGGCTTCAAGGAACTTACGGTCATGTGCGAACACACCTGCAACTTCACCCAGCCATTGAATCTCAGCGGTAACTGCTTTAACCGGACCACCTTCACCACGCAGTGCAGCTGGCACTTTAACGGTAACAGCTGAATCCAGAGTCAGATCTTTAACACGCAGGATCTGTACGTCCAGAGCTTTGTTGATTGCATCGGCCTGAGTTTCAACAGCCTTCAGATGCATCTTCTCGTTCATGGACTTAGCGAAGTTATCCATGAAGCTGTCACGGACATGTTTCAGTTTCTTCAGGAAGCTACCGAACGATTCCAGCGAGTTGGTGTAGTAAGCGTCCAGGTTCTTTTCCGAGTAGTCTTCCATCGAAGGAATGACTGGAGCTTCACGATCCAGCTTAGCAGCCAGGTATTGTAGTTTGGACTGAGCCAGAGCTACGGTCTGTGCGTTGAAGCGCTTGGTACGAATACCGTGTTGCAGAACACCGATGAATTCTTCAGTCGAAGCAACGTCGCCTTCCAGTTCAGCTACCGACTTAGAAGTATCAACGATTTCCTCGTCGAGTTCTTCATCTTCAGCAACTGCTTCGTCGGCTTCTTCTTCCGCTTCAACAACATCGTCTTCTGTGGTTTCGGTATCTACGTCAGGGATATCGAGGTCAACCCCGTCATCTTCATCAGAATCGGTTTCTTCGCCGATTTCGCTTTCGGCTTCGGTTTCTTCTTCGGAGCCAGTTTCTTCACCGGACTCTTCTTCGCCGCTACCTTCTTCTTCACCTTCGCTTTCTTCTTCACCGGTTTCTTCGCCTTCGGCTTCGCTACCGGTTTCTTCGGAACCACCTTCAGCTCCGTCGCCCAGACCATCATCACCACCTTCTTCCGCGCCTTCGTCACCACCAAGGCCGTCTTCTTCTTCGGTTACTGGTTCTTCGAGTTCAGTAGTTTCCTCGGAACCGGTTTCATCACCGCCAGTTTCCTCGCCACCCAACTCATCCCCACCGAGACCATCTTCCGAACCTGCATCTTCAACAGGTTCTTCCGCTCCGCCAAGATCGTCAGCGGAATCACTGCCACCAGCATCAGCGCCCAGGTCATCGCCGCCGTCAGTGCCAGCGTCGCCACCAACAGCCTCGCCAGTGTCTGCACCCAAATCGGCGGATTCATCACCAGTTTCCTCTACAGGAGTTTCAGCAGCTGGTTCTTCTGCGGCAGGTGCTTCTGCACCGCCAGCGGATTCAGCTGGAGCTACTTGTGCTTGTTCGATTACAGCGGCATTAGCATCGCTGGCTTGTTCTGCAGCCTGAGCTGCTTCCGAGTGACCCGGATCTTCTACTACTTGTGCAGCTTGTACTTCGTCAGCCGAAGCAACCATAGCTGGACCAACCGATTCTGGGATTTCCAGGCTATCAGCAGGAGCTTCAGTAGTTGCAGTTGCGGCAGCTGGTGCTTCACCACCCGGTGCAGCTGAATTGTGCGCTAGTTGATCAGCACCTACTGGAGCGTCAACAAAGTCTTCAAAAGACGGAGTGAGATAAGACAAGATATTCATTGATTAGTACCTGTACAGGATTAAACACTTTTGGCCATGCCGTTCGTCCATGGCACAGCCCGACAATTTTGGACGAAACGTCGTTTCACAAGATTGCGTAAAACTAAGCGATGTTGGCTTCGCAGACGTTTAGGGCTGCACGGACATTTCGCAGTACATACGCATAGATAGACGTGTATGGATCAGCAATCCAAGCTACGTATGACTCAAGCACTGCAACGACTCTACGAGCATCTTCTTCACTACGTACACCGTTACGCTGTACTTCTGCGTTAACGCGTTCTATCGCAGCGAGAAGGCTTGCTAGCCCTTGCCTACGTGCATGACGACCAGTACCATTGTTAGACTTGGACAAAATAGCCAGAATCGAATCGCACTTGGTCAGTACTGCTTCCATCATGTTGTTATCGAAGTGTTCGAATCGAATAGCCGGTGGAGATTCTACGGGAGTCAATTGGGATGGAACCATCTTGACACGAGTACCCGCTACTTGGTCTACTTGATCCGTACTGTGTTTGTTGGTATCGGTAATAACGAATCGGTGATTACCCATCAAGTGGGGAGAAATGTATTCGCCATTATCCAGCTTCATTACTGAAGCAGTACCGATCTTAACCGGACTTACTTGACGCATCAGGTCTGCTAAATAGTCCGCATCCTTCTGATCGTTCACAGCAATCACTACTTGGTTCACCCGAGACAACACGTTCTCCGAATGGGTGGTGAAATAGTTATCGGCTACCGCACGCAATACCGTCAGGCCATTAATCAAATTGATTGCATTGTTAATGGGACGATAGTTTACTGAGAGGTTTACGATCCGCGTACCAACCGTGAATGACGGGCTATCTTTCGCTGTACGCGATTGAGTTCGCATGTTAGTGCGAATGTTCTCCAACGAATGACCATGCAACGCAGTATGTAACGAAAGTTTAAATTCCGCATCTACGAATACCTTTATCCATTTCTTGATAAACGCAATAATCCGATCGAAGATTCGTACAACCGTATCACTGACGTTTTCCATGCCCGTAAAGAAGAACGGGGTGTCACCGATAGACTCGTAAGGTTTGTAGTGTTCCAGGCTACCGATTAGATCAATGACTTCAGCAGTCGTGTCTTTATCGGAATCAGCCAACACTTGCGTCAGCTTAAGGAGTTCTTCATTAGCATCTCCCCCAGAGTCTTTATAGAACTTAGACATCCACTCGTCGCTCGTTTCACCACGGCGTTCTTCGAGATTAGTCAGTCTAGCTTTTACGTCCATTGGACCTCCTAACATAAGACGGGACCCAAGGCCCCGTCTCTAGTTTAAGCTACAGCAACTTCTTTCGAGTCACTCGAACCTTTATCGTTGTTGACTTTCAGTTCAGCCAGGATCACATCTACGTATGCAGAAGTGGTGCGAGCCAAGTAACGGATGATTTCGTTACCGCGTGGGTTTGCCTTGTGCAGCAGCTGTCCAACCGAAGACGACATGTTATCTGCGTTTTCGGCAGCGCTATTTTCCATGCCTTCAGCAGCCGAAGCTTTCTTCAGACGTTCCAGAGCTTGACCTACTTTCTCAGCAGCGGCAGCCATGTTTTCATAGTGCTTCGGATAATCCTTCAGCGCTTGCAGAACGGTACCCATGTCTTTCAGGTCAGATTGGATGATGTTAGACGAACGAGCTTGCGCAGTAGTATCGCCTACGTTACCACCCTCACCTTCTTTGATACCATAGGAAAGACCAGAATCAGATACATCAATGGCCACACCACCAGGTAGAGGGCGATCCGAGAACTTGATGTCTTCAAGAACGGAACCAGCCTTAGCTACGATGTCACGAACCGACGACATGTCATCATGAGCAGGATCGTAGTTACCAATAGCGGAAGCAAGAGCATTGTAGAACTGAGTCATGCGTTCTGGATAGACTTTAGCTGCCAGGCCAGTGATTGCTTTCAGTTCGGCTGGGAAGTTAGGGTTAACCTTGCCAGCGATAGCAATGCGATCTGGATTAGGGATCTTGAATTCCCCTTTGGAACCTTTGCTAGCTTGAGCAGCTTTATTAGCAGCATTCAGTTTGCGTTCCAGACCAATAACGCCATTGCGCAGGTCATTAACAAACTTCTTACCTTTCTCAATAAGCTTCTTCAGGAATTCCCAGATCTTACCTGCAGCTTCTTTGATCTTCGAACCGAGTGTATCGGATTTCAGTTTCGAAGGTAGCAGGTGTTGTTTCTCGCCCTCACCCATGTCTTCCATAGAAGCGATGAGTTTGGAGAAGTCGATGTGACCATCAGACTGGAATTGTTCCAGACCTACTCGCAGGTAACCAGCGGCTTGACGGGAGATGCCATCTGGACCAGCTTGACGCAGCAACTTAGCGTATTGTTCCAGAGCTACTTGAGTTTCAACGACCTCAGTAAGGTCATTGCTCAGGGCAGTGGATTCAACGATGGTTTGATCCATCATGTCCATGGTGTTGTCGTGATCCAGCGGCGATTCGATGATCAGTTCACCAGCTGCTTCCAGTGGGATCTCTTCAGCGATAACAGGGCCTTCGCCTTCAATAGCGGCAGGTACTACAGCTGGAGCTTCTGCAACAATCGGAGCTTCTTCGATAACAGGAAGCGGCGATACTTCAGGGATACCGGCAGGCATCTCACCGGCGTCAGGAATAGTGGAAGGTTCATTTACTGGAGCGGCAGAGTCAACGACTTGCGGATCAACAGTATTACCTTCAGCTACGGCAACGACAGATTCTGGAATTGGCGCTTCCTCGAAGTTTTCCAGGGCTGCCATAAGTTTTTTGAGTTTCATGTTTGTTCCTCAAGGAATTTGTGCTGAGCTAATTGCAATTAACATAGCATTGGGTAGTTCGAAATAAAGGGAGCCCGAAGGCTCCCATCTATTTAGGCTTTGCCTTTGGCACGAGCAGCGATCATTGCATCGCATGCAGCAACACGAGCGTCGCACATCTTAGTAATGACACCAGCTACCACAACAGCGCTACTAACCATTACCTGACGTTCCATGGCGTTGTAGAAGTGAGTTACGTTCTCTTCAGGAACACCCGAAGCAACACGACGGTCCAGGGTTTGGTTCAGTTGAGCACGCTGACGTTCCATGGCGATACGCGATTTCTCGATACCCGCCAGAGCTTTCAGCAGTTTCTTCTGACGAGACAGAGCTTGATCGATCTGACGCTTCTTAGCGATCTTGACCGGTGGGAGCTCACCCATCATGCCTTCTTGACGAACTTGGATCTTGCAACCCTCACCAGGAGCAATGGTTCGTTGGCCAGGTACTGCCTGAGTTGGCATCCCTTGGAACAGTTGTGGGATTGCGCGTTCAATAACCTCACTGAAGCCCATGATGCCGTCATCGAACGAAGCGCTACCAGCATACGAAGTCAGATCACGTGCGATCTTTTCCTGAGTAGGAATGTAGTGACGGATCAGCCAGTTAGTCATTGCTTCTTCCCAAACTGGATCCAGTTGGATGTCACCACCAACAAAGAGATCACCAGCTTCTGGGATGTAGACCATACCTTTCGGCAGGCTAGGTGCAGACGGACTTTCTGGAACTGGTTCTTCAATCACAGCGTCTACTGGTGCTTCGCCAGGAGCAGCCGATGGACCACTCAGCATACGGGCAGCTTGAACAGACTTCAGGCGAGTACCGTTAGGCAGAGACAGCGGAGCGCTAGAAGCAGGCTGGCCTTCTTCTGGAACAGCGCCGTTGGTCAGCAACAGTACGTCTGTGTTCTTTTCAACACCAAAGACTTTCTGCCACAGGTTCTTAGCCCAGTTCGAGAATTGTTCCCACAGGCGTGCGAAGAACTCTTTGATTTTACGCCATGCTTCTTTACCAGCAGCACCTGCACGTTGCAGCAAACCAGGACCGGATTTTTGTTGACCACCAACTACAGTCAGAGCACGAGAAGGCAGAGCTTCGAAGTCTTCTTGCGATACGGTGTTGCCTTTACCCAAGTGAGCAGCCAGGAAGAAATCGGTAGCTTTGATAGCACGGGTAGACAGTTTGTCCAGGTAACGACCAACTTCGATAACACGAGTTTCAACTTCATAGCCTTTCAGTACTTTGATAACTGCACTGGAAATAGCTTCTTGTTGTTCGTGTGGCAAATCGCTAGTTGACGAATCACCTTCACTAATCATCCGTTCGCCAGCGGCAGAGAATTTCTTAGCAGTATCAATAGCCTTTTGATCTTCCGATTCAATGGCTTGCTTAACCGCTTCCATGTACTTGCGCAGATCTTGTGGTGAAGGAAGGGCTACTTCTACTGCATCGCTTTCTTCAGAAATCTCGATTGCGAGCACGCCGTCTTGAGAACGGGTAACCACAGCACCGTGGATTTCCCACTTGTTCTGTTTCCCAGACATGGTCTTACGAACGATATCGGCAGAACGATCCTGAATTTCTTCAATCTCCATTTTGCCGGATTGCTTAAGGAGATCGGTCAGCTGGGTAACCATATCAGTAGCGTCGGCAATGTACTGAACGAGACCTTCGTTACGGCACTTGTTTTCGGCATCCATGGAGAGATCCAGCTTACCACCACGAGTTACGGCCATAGCCAAAGCTGCTGGAACTTGGACAGTTTTAGGAGCACCTGGGTTACGGGCTTCTTTACCATGGATAGCATCGAGTACTTGGCTAACCGACAGGCCAGACGGAGCTGACAGACCTTTAACCTTTTCAGGGTTGTTAGTCGCTACGGCTTCAGTGGCAGCAATCAGGTATACAACTGCTTCTTTCTTCTTCTCGCCACGGAGGGAATTGAAGAACTCTTTCAGTTGTGCGGCTTTCTTACGCAGCCATTCCCAGATCTTGGCACCGATTTCTTTCAGCTTAGTACCAATGCCTTTCTCATCGACGGTGGCTTTTTGCATAGCCATGACTTGAGTACCAGAGCTTTCGTTCTCCAGACCCAGGCTAGTGATACCCATCAGACGAGTAGCACGTTGCATACCTACCGCCATGAAAGCAGCCGATTGGCGAGTCATGTTGGTGCCGGAACTACGCAGGAGTTTCGAGTAACCTTCCAGGGCGATCTGTGCACCCAGCAGTTGGCCTGCTTCGGAGTCAGCATTCTCGGCAAGTACTTCTTCCTGGACGATTGGGGCTTCCAGGGGTTGCAGTGGAGTAGGGTCGAGTTCTGGAGGTAGTTCAACAACTTGTTCTACTGGCAGATCTGCAACAGGAGCTACAAAATCAACAGCGGGTTCTACTACCGCTGGAATATCGCCATCCATCAGTGGCGATGGGATAGCATCATCGAAGTTTTCATTCGATGTAACGTAAGCCGAGAGGTTCAGCATGGTGGTTTCCTTAAGGAGTGTTGTATTGAATGGTCGCTGCAGCAACCATGTCCATGAAGTGGAGACGGACTTTAACGCGGTTTTCGATGTAGGACATTGTACGACCGATATCGTAAATGTTGCACACACGGCTGACACGAGCGATAGCCGACATGGCTTCGTCGTTACCTTTCAGCTTATTAACGAGTTCTTCGAACTTGGCGATGTATTGCTCGACTTTATCCGTAGACGGTTTCAGGGCTTCCAAACGAGCTAGTACTTTCTCGTTAGCTTTACCTGCAGTAACTGCATTAGGATCATTGGCTTTAATACCAATCTTAGCCCCAACGCCATCACCTTCTGAAGTGTTACGGATGGCCCAACCTAGTTGATCTTCAATCGGATTGAACGTAGAGTTACCGGCAGTCTGAATGGTTGGTGTTCTGTAATCTCTAAGAATAGTACCATCCAATACCATCAGGAAACCTTCTGTGATTTCATTTGGTTTGTTTGCACTTACGATCGAGTTACATGCACCGTACAGTCGTTCAATTGCAGGTAGCCAAGAGTTCTGAATGTAGTCGAGAACTTCAATTTCGCCAGCTCCATCAAAAGATAGCTCATTGCTTTCACCAATCATGAACAGAGAACGTGGCATCGTGGTGTAGGTCTTCTCAGCTACTTCCGGAGCGGGCTTGTTATCCTTGTCCAGTTGCTCTTTGAATTCCTTAGCCCGTTGCATTGCGGCTTTGTTCTTCTTGTATCGGGCAATGGCTTCACCGGCTTTGAATGGTTTGCGTGTCGGAGATGCTGGAGGCTCAGGAATCGTGTCTGTTTTCTCAGGAGCATTTTCAGCTACGTCCAAGACTTTCAACAGATATACGTTTTCTTCTTTCTTCTGTTCGACCCCTTGGAACAACTTAGCAAACAGACCTTTCAGTTTGTTCCACAGTTCCAGGATCTTAGCCCACGCTGCTTTACCGGCTTCTTTAAGCTTCTCGCCTAACCCTTCAGCGGACACCGTGTAGCGTTGTGCACTCGGGCCTTCTAGATAGGACTCATTAGAAACGTTCACGATCCCTAGACGCTTCTGGATGCGTTCTAGACCAACAACCATAAAGGCAGCGGATTGATGGGTCAGATCTTTACCGGAACTGCGCAACAGATCCTTGTAGCACTCAACGGCATACTGCACATCAGTGGTAGATTCTTCTTCCTCATCGTCTTCAGAAGGTTCATCGCCATCTAATAGTTCTTGGTTATCAGAATCTTCAGCTGGAGCATCCGACTGTACATCTTCGTCGTCACCTTCGACTGGTTCATCAGTACCAGCGTCTTGGTCACCACCACCTAGATCAACTTCGGAAGAGTCTGCAGTGTCATCCTCTTTTGGATGTTCTTCTTCAAACTTCTTCTCTTCAGATTCCTCGTAGGCTTCTTCGGTGTCTTCAGCGTTCTTTTGCTTTTGTAGCATGTTAGTGATAACACCATCATCTTCGTTAGACTGTTCGGAGTTATCTAAGGGTTTGATCAGTTCTTCCGGGATACCTGCGACGTACGTATTTTCACCATCAGTGGACACGTCGTCTCTTAGGGTATCAGGGAGACTATCGAAGTCTTCCATGGAAGGGAGATATGCTTTCATGTTCAGCATAGCAGGTCCTCAGGTTAAAAGATACATAAGATCGGGGACAAGCCCCGATCTAGTAGTTTTAGATTTCTGTGTGGAGAGCTTCCAGAATAGCGGACTGTGCCTTACTGAGGAACATGTAGAGATGCTGCGCTTGCTCTTGCAATGCCTTGAGATCTTTCAATACATCAATGAGCACATTGATAATAGAAGAGTCGACGTCTTGTACGTTGGCATGTCCATCCATCAGTAGTTTCATCAGTTTTGTTTGCAGTGACAAAACTTTGTGCCGATGTTCAGTCAGGAACTCAGCTTCTATCTTCACCTTATCGAGTGCCGCCGTGTATGCACTGAGTTCACGGACTTGAATTACAGCGTCGCTACTCTCAGTACCAGTCACCACAGCCCATCCACCACTATCATTGGAATTGATGGTGATGTTCGGATATTTCTTACCGGTATAAGCAGGAACTTCCCGACCAACTACCGCTTTCATACCTTCCAGATCAGAATCGCCAATAGCCTTGTAGACCTGGTCAATGCCATCTTGGACGTGCTTCGCCATGGTGTTGAAACACCAATCAGCTAGTTCGTGGTAGTACGAGGGATCTACAGGCTTATCGTCGATTACAGCGTAGAAGGCCAGTCTGGCAGGAATAGTAACCTTACGACCACCATTGGCACCGTTTGGCCCACTGTGTTCCTCACGGGCAATTTGTTTCAGTTCCGACGCTTTGGTAGCGGTTTGCTGGTTCTTGTCGAAGAGTTTCTCCCAGAGCGCTTTCGCTTTCTCCATAGCCTTCTGCATAAGGGCTTTGAATTTCTCCCACAATGCTTTCGCTTTAGCGCCAAGCCCTTCTTTAGTGACTGACTTCGATTGTTCGTTACCGATCCGTTTCATATCGCCGTTGGTTTCGTCTTCCAAGGCAATGACGAGTTCAGACTTAGCACCCAGTACTTTATCAACCCGCTTCAAACCAATCAACATAGCCTTAGCAGTTTGCTTGGAGATACCATCCCACTTAGCAGCGGTAAGGATCTGTTGATAGCTTTCCAGTGCAACAGAAGCTTCTACGATCTCTTCAATTTCATGGTCAATGAACTCAGCTGCCTTTTCATCTTCGACTAGACCAAAGTCGATCATCTCTTCTTTCTCAACGGCTACAGGTTCTACTGTGCCAAAGATTTCTTCTTCGTTTTGCATGATTAAACCCTTTGGGAATTCGTGGCGGTTTTAACTTCGTGATCGATAATCTTCAGGTGTGCTTCGATGACACGACCCAGATACCGAATGATACTCGAGTTATTGTTATCAACTTTCGCAGTGTTCTGTAGGACCGTAGTGATCATGGCGTTAGCATTCTGCTGCTTCTCCTCATCTCCGTCTTTGGCCTTAGCTTCTAATTCATCAGTAGCCTCAACAACTTTGTTGATCGATGTTTCGATACGTGCAGATACTTCCTCAAGTTTCTCTGCAACACCAATGATGTTGATGAGATGATCCAATACCTGGGTAAGCTCACCAGAACTACGGACCTTACGAACAACTTCTTCATCGACTACTCGTGCTTCAACTTCAGCGATCGAATAGTTATAACCTGATTCATCCGGCACAATCATTACGTTGCCTGGGTAAGTCTGATTATCAATGTTCGAGAAATTCAACGGAGCCAACGATTCCTGTACGGCCTTAACCATAGTGGTAGCGTCATGACTTGGATCGAACGATTTAACTACAGAAGCCAGTTCTAAATAGAAGTCGTTGATTGCATCAGGATAAGCAACTGCACCAAAGTTAGCCAATGCACGGAGCTGGGTAAAGTTACCGTTACCAAAGTCTCCTTGAATGGAAACCTGTTGAGCAAGTTTGGCTGGGATGTGAACTTCGGTGTTGGTATCAGGTACGGATTTGACAGTACCTTTCAGGGTCTCTACTTTCTCTCGCAGTTTGGAGAACGAGGTCAGTAGTGCACCTACTTGGTTACGGACCATCTCGTAGATCTTTTTCAACCACTCCTTAAAGCGGGCGATAGCTGACGATACTTTAGAACCGATAGAACTCGAGTCTTCCATACTCAGTGCCAGTGACACGGCGTTCTTCAAATCAGTATGGCTTTCTAGAGAAGCTGTTTCTTCACCGATGTAGCGAGAGATTCGAATGACGTCATGGCCGACAACAATAGCTGCTTGACGGGACAACCCACCTGCTGCTAGTTGACGATACTCTTCAAGTGAGACTAACATCTCCCCGAGAGTTCTTAATTTATTTTGAAGCCGAATCCTTTCAAGTTCGAGGGACATTTGTGTTACCTGCGATTTCGTTTTTAGTAGGTTTACGGAGAGGAGGTTGGTATGCCTGTAGCTCCAATTCAGCAACATACGTTAAACCACCTAGAGTCCTCAAAACCCCAGCCAGCGCGTTGTTGTAGTCGGTGACCATACGAGAGACATTGTTTATCATCAATGTAACCGATTGGACAATGTCCGAAATAGCAGGACGACCCTTAACAGATTTGTTTTCATCGTCTTGTTTATCGGCATCATCAGGTTCAGCTTTAAACTGACCTGCTTTAGTTCGAACTTTCTCACCAGAGATCTGGATCTTACGAAGTGACTGAGCTAACTTAGATTCGTATCCCTTCCGAGATTGGAATCGTTTAGACAGAGCCAACAGTTGACTGAGCCGTTGTTGGATCGAACCCATCTTATCCACTTCAACGACCAAGCCATCTTGGCCAGGGCCTTGCAGTTCACGGACGGTGTAATAACGGAAAGAGAAATCTCGAACCGTATTAACCATTGCTGCCCAGTTCATTACCTTATCGTCCTCACCTTCATGTTCAATAGGACCAGACGCATAAAGCGATTTGTTCCCTTGGACTGGAGGCGTACGATATAGTGGCGAAGCTACACGAATACGATCGTCTTGTTCTACTTGCTCAGCCTTAAGCATCCACGATGGTGGTGTTAGCTTAGAGAAGTCAATACCGGTTTCTTCTGTGAAGTCATTGTTGAACGTAAGCTTGTCAAAGACTTTAGACACTTCGTCGATGTACTTCAAGAACACTTTGTCATAGAAAGCAAAAGCAGAGTTCGCTAACGTGATGACCCGTGTAATATCTTTCGGTTCGTATTGACCATCGATATTGAACTTCTTAGGAGACCGCAATGTGAACTCGCTCTTATAGGGCGGGTTCTTTATGGCCTGAGACTGTTCATACAGCATGTTGACTTTAGCAGCGAGCTTATCAGCCCCCACGTTAATCACACGTGCATACTCGATCGTTTCAGTTTGGAGTTGCTTTAACGACTCCACTGATTTGTCCCAGATCTTCTTAGAAGCATTAGAGATGTCCTCTAAGGAGAGATACTCCCTAGGTGCTACATCTGAGAACTTTTCTAAGGCGTACTGGAACATCGTCTCATCGGGATCTAACCGTTGAGCTTCCAACGCAACACCGAAGGACAAGCTTTGTGCTAGCTTACGTAGCGTTGCCTCTGTGCGTTCTTCCAGAGATACGAATTGATATTCGAGCGAGGCGATCATATCGACGGGTTCTACCCCGTCGACTGATTTAGGGGTCTCTGGAGCAATCGCATTGGTTGCACCAACCATGTTGACTCCTATTTGATTTTGACGGTAGCTTTACCGAACAGCATGTGCATTGTAAACATCAGGTCATCGAAACCATTCTTTTGCATGCACCACTTTTGAATCATGGCTTCCGGAGAAGTGCTGAGTGCCAGAGTCTTGAACAGATCCTGTACATCGCTGCGGCCACCGATGAGTTGGAGACCAGTAGGTGGTTCATCCGATAACATCATTGGCCACGAGTGGATATTCAGTTCACGACGACCCGTTGCAATAAAGCGAATGGTATCGAGCAAGAACTTGTAGTTCCAATCCACACGTTGTGCGTTAGTGTCCTGGAGGATAAACCAATTATAGTTACCCCCGAACAAACGAATCGCTTCAGCAATCACACGCTTACGGAAGTCCCAATGCACTGCCCGAGTAGGGAAAGTGGTATACTCTTGGAACAGGTCTAAAACACGTTCGTCGCGTACACTTGTAATGTAGCGACGTTGTGCTTGAGCCTGACCACCGGAGTATTCGTTATTCATTTTTACTGAATTCGTACCCATGGTCAGATTCCTTTATTGGCGAGCTTTAGCTTCAGCAGCGTTGATGTCGAACTCGTACTCAGACAGACGCTCTTCGTACATCTTGATCTGACGTTGCAGCACAGGCGAAGTAGGGTTACCAGCCAGTTGCTCTTTCAGTTCCAGCAGCCGGTGTTGCAGTGCGTTGTGTTCTTCTTGAGCAGCTTTGTAACGAGCTACTTTCCACTCAGCAATATACTTGCCCAGTGTCAGGAACGGGTTCTGTTGTGGAGAGAAGCCAGACATCCGCAGTGGGTCCATCTTGGCATCACCCAGCGAGCGAGTAGCCAGGTCGTAGGTCTCTGGATTGATCTCGGCATCAGAAGCCTGATTGAACTTTTGTTTCAGTTCAGTTGGAGACAGGATCATCGCTGGATACAGACCAATGAACTGGTCCATGTTCGATTGAACCCAGTCGACTTCAGCAGGGGCCCAGTGCGACGATGCAGCTTTACCACGCGATTGCGATTCTTGAGTAACCAAGAACAACATGAACTTACGACCCCAGCGGATGTAGAAGCTCAGGGCATCAACATATTTCAGGATGTTCGCACGGTTAATAGTCAGGTTGGTATTGGTGAACTGGAAAGCGAACAGACGACGGATTTCCTGTACGACCATACCCAGGTTACCACGAACGGTTTCCATCGACTGGAAGAACAGCTCTAGGAAGTTCCCACGGTAGTTCACAGAACGTTGCATGGCAGCAATGTACTTCTGGCCAATCTGCGATTGAACATCGATTGACAGGATCACGTCACGGACGTCAGGCAACAGGGGTGCGACCGTAGAATCGTATTCTTCTTCCAGGTCGGCAATTTGGTTAAGCAGTTCCTTACGCTCCTTGAATGGAGCCAAAGAACCCACGTATTCGAGCAGTCTCATTGTGGCTGTCCTTTATTACAGATTGGTTTGCATGGTGCGGCTAAACATCTTGAACATTTCAGTGATGTCTGGGCCTTTCGATTTCTCACTACGCTCGATCTCATCGAACTTGTGGGTAGTAGCCAGATCAACACCACGGTGCCAGATCTGTACACGCTGCCAGCGTTCGTCAACAACGATCAGCATCAGCAGGTAGCTGTTATCGAAGATAGCTTTACGAACAGATTCTTGTTCGATCTTACCGTACAACTTACCGGTAGCGGATTTCAGAGTCTCAGCCGAAACGATAGCAATGTTCGAAGCATCAGCTACGGATACTCGACCTGTAGCCAGGGCTTTCTGCGAGTTGTTACGACGACGGTCAGTAACCATCTTGAACACACCGGACTTGTCATTCATCAGAGCACGGAAGTGTTCGTCGATCATGTCTTGGCCGAGTACGAAGTCACGCCAGAATTTGATCTGACCGGTTTGTACCATGAATAGACGTTGAGCCCAGCTGTCGCGTCCACCAGCACTAAACATATGAACCAACGACTGAGGAGGCACACCTGCTGGAATCAGACGGATCAGTACTGGGAGTTTGGCTTTCTTGTCGCCATCGGAGATTTCTACGTTCAGTAGCTTACCGACGACTAAGCTTTCAACTTCCATGATCTTGTTGTCACCAGACGACATGTCACGTGGACCATCGTTCTGTGTGCCCCAGTCAGTGTCTTTGGCATCTTTCTCAAAATCAGCAGCTGCGTCTTTGACGAACTCTTTACCTGAGTTAACGACATCGCCAAATGCTTCGTTGGAGAACAGCAGATTCGGACGAACACGGCGAGAGAACGATTCGAGCGAAGGCAGGCCGTTAGCGTAGACACGTGGGTCATAAGCCGAGGCAGCATAGCATTCATTGGACGACTTAATTTTGCTGTAGTCAAAGCCCAGAGTGCGGTCAGGGTTCAGGGAATCCAATACTTTCAGAGTATCGATTCGACCTACACCCAAAATCATATTTACGGCTTGCAGGTAGTAACCTGCGAAGTTAGAGGTTGCCAGCTTCAGCAGCGGAACCATGTACGGCTGATCGATCAGAGTTGAATCGAGAATAGCCAGGGGTTCAACGCGAGCAGGTTTAGTCAGGTCAGCAAGCGAAGAAACTTGCAGGCCATTCTTAGCCAGGTTGAATACAGTCTGCATCAGCGCCTGACCAGCGACTTGAGCAGCGGTTGACGCAGCAGCTGCACCTGCAGCGGCGATAACTGGAGCTACCATGTGTCTCTTCCTTTTTGAAAATAGAGAGTATAGAAATGTCAGCAAATAGTTACATCGAGAAAATTGCACAAAACATTGGACAAGTCCCGCGGAACCAAGCACTGAGCAACGCGGCGTTCGGTATTAACATCTTGGGTCGGAATGCTCCGATCCCTCAGAACACTGAGAACCATGGTTATACGTTCTTTACGAAACCGCTGTTCAATTTATCATACGATAACTGCATGGTGGACCGAAGGTTGTCTATGCTGTTACGTGAAGACAAAGATTGTCTCGAAAGATGGGTACGTGCAACCCTCGATCCTTGGTCTGCAAAACAAAAAGATAGTCCGATTTCAAGTACGTTAAATGATCCATTGTCTCCCTTTATTCCAATGCTTTCAAACAACTTGATCTCATTGAATGGCTGGCCAGACTTCACCATTAACATGTCTACAACCACCGCAGGTATCTACCGTGACTCGATGGCATATGTAGACGATGTACCCTACCAGTACGAAACGTATACGCTCCAAGCAACTTACCGGAACGTTGAAGGTGACCCTGTAACACTGCTGCATTTCATGTGGTTGTTAGCACAAGGTTTAGGTAAGGAAGGTCGTACGATGCCTTATCCAGAATTAGTCATGATGAACGAACGAGATTACGATACACGGATCTACCGGTTGATTATGGATCAAACCCGTACTTACGTTACTCGTATCTTTGCTTGTGGCGCAGGTACTCCGGAGAATGCTCCGACTGGTGAGATTGCTAACTTTACTGGTGATGGTAGTGAAACAGGTTCACAAGTTATTTCCAGTCAGTTGAATTTTAGTTATCGTTGTAACGGTGTAACAACTTACGATCACATTCTGATCTATGAGTTTAACGACCTACAACAAGACTTCCATCCACTGATGAAAGATGATGCTCGTGAAACATCGATGCATTTGTTGTACCCGTGGGAGAAAGCTTATTTCAACTACCGAGCTTACCCACGTATTAATCCAACCAACATGGAACTGGAATGGTGGGTATCTAAAACGGAATACGAAGCGATGAAGTCTGGTAACATGCATACCGCTCCTACTCCGACGACTACCCAGAATCCAAACCAAGCTACTGAGGCAACCCAATGAGTCAATTCAAAGAGCGGATTTATAATGCTCGTCGTAACCCTAGTCAGATGCAGCAGATTGCATTGGAAGAACTCGATCAACAACTCCAAGGCAAAGGTACGTATGATGTACCCGATGCAACTATTCCATTCGTAGCGTCGATGGAATGTGGTACACTTGGTGTCTCGATGGCTATCACCGAGATGGAAGCACAGATGCGAATGCTCAATGCTCGGATGGCATTGACACAAGAAGAAGTTTACTACCACATGTCGACTGATGACTATATCGGTCGGTTCGCTACTCCTGCGACCACAGAGTTCCATCTGTATCTGGGTTACGAAGAGATCATCCAGAAAGCCATTGCTTATGGTGATCAAGGTGCACGTAAGTTAGTGATCCCACGACTGACTCAGTTCCTAGGTGGCACTACTCCGTTCACTATGCAGTACCCGATTGAGCTACGGGTTCTACGTCATGGTGGTCTACAGATCGTTTACGACGGTACTGACGTATCGCCAGTAGAAACACTGAAGACTAACCAAGTAACGTGGGACATGTTGAAGATGGCCCGTAACCGGGTAGTTCGTTTGAAGATCCCGGTACGACAGTTCCGTGTAGAAACTGCTACGGATGCACTCAGCCCATCAACGTTGTTTGAGAACTCTTACACGTTCACCGACAAGTTCTATTTTGCCCGTGTGTATCTGAACGATGGTGGCGCTAACTCTCCATGGCGTGAAGTTAAAACTACGCACACCGACCAAGTCTACGATCCGTTGAATGTAACAGCAGTGTTGCGTGTAGTGGGCCAACAACTACAGGTTGCCATCCCGACTATCTATACCAACACTGGTCAGGCTACTGGTAAGATCCGCGTTGACATCTATACCACCTTGGGTGAGATGGATGTATCGATGGCTGACTTCCGTCCTGATCAATTCCAAGCTAAGTTCAATGCAATTGATGATGACACAACTTACGTGTCGCCTCTTAACACGTTCAGTATTAAACAAGCCCTGAACGTATCTCGTGTTTCTGGTGGAGCAAACGCCCTTGATCTCGTCACTATTCGTAACCGCGCCATTGATAACACAATGGGTGATGCAGATATCCCAATCACTGATGTCCAGTTGGAAGCAAAGCTCGATCAACGTGGTTACACGCTGGTATCCAACATCGACAACATTACTGATCGACAGTTCCTCGCCTCTCGCCGCTTGGGCACTCCGCAGTCTCTCGATGTTGTAAGTGGTGCTGGTTGTGTAATGTCACAACTCCGTATCAACATGGAATCGATTGCTGCATCTGCACACGTTGCCGACAACGGTGACCGCATTACTATCCTGCCATCCATGTTGTATCGTTTCTCTAACGGTAAAGTAACGATGGTATCGGACGGTGAACTGGCTGGCATTGTTGCAAGTGATCCGGAAGACATTTCTCGTTTGGTTAACGAATCGCGTTTCGTGTATTCGCCATTCCACTACGTGATGGATGCTACCGATGACAACTTCGACTTCCGTCCTTATTACCTGGACAATCCAATCATCACTGAGAAAACATTCGTAGGTGAGAACGATCGTTCTAATCTCCAAGCGGCTGTAGATGCTTACGAGATCGAACGAACTGAAGATGGTTACCTGGTACGTATTCGTTTGACTTCCTCGCAGACATTCAAAACACTGGATGATTCACAGGTAGCCTGTCAAATTGGTTATCGACCTACGGGTGAAGATGTATTCGCTTCTGTAATGGGTCGTCAAGTAGCATTGGAGAACCAAGAACGTGTGTTCGAGTTTGATATCAAAACGAACTACGACTTTGATTCTAGTGGTGAACTCTACACTACTAACATGTCTATCTTCTCGAGTGCACAGACTAACTTCAAAACGAAGCTAGAAAATGAATTCGACATTTCGATTCTGGTTGTGAATGCTATTACTCCAGGTTACCAGCCAAACGAAATCGATGCCATGGTTGAATCACATCTGTTGCCGAACGAATGGATGCTCGTTACTCGTGAGCGTCTGGAAGTTACACTGGGCTACGACATGACTCGTATCTGGCGTCGTAACCGTTCGGTACTGGGTGAGGAAGACTACCAGCGTTGGACTACTAACGTTCCTAAGACTTGGACGGATAACGTCTACGCTACGGATGAGAATGGTAACTTGATTATCGAGATCGGTCCTAATGGTGAAGTCATCATGGATCTGTTGCACGCTAAAGGTGATCCTGTATTGGATTCCAATGGTGAGCAAGTCTGGCTCCACCTGAAGAACGATCCAGTTATCGTTAACGGTAAGCCTGTGTTGGTAGCTCCACGTAAGTTGTTGCGTGAAGTTACTATCCTGATGATCGATGGCCTGTTCTACTTCGCTACTGAGTCCACAGCTGTCGCATACCAAAAAGAAATCCCTATGGAATTCGTTAGCTGGTTGCGTTCAGATATCGATGACATTAGTAATCGACTGTTGGAGAAAGCTGAGCTGTACGTCTACCCAACACAGACCTTCGGTGATACGGTGGTTAGTGTACGTGATGGTCAGCGTGCAACGATTCAGATCGACCAAGCCTTCGCTATTACTCACTGGCTGAAACCTTCGGCTTACACGAACGCCACGATTCGTCCTTCGCTTATTGCTAACGACAAGCAAGTGCTGGATGATAAGATCTCGCTCAAGACTGTATCCCGTTCGGATATCGTTTCGCAGATTGGTGTTACTTCGGGTGACGATGTATTGGCTAACGAAGTGAATGGTTTGGGTGGCGATGAGAACTATCCGATCTTGACCGTAGAGGACGATGCTGTTCGGTTGTCTGTACGTAAGAAGATGGTTGTGTTGGCTAACCAACTGTTGACGGTAGAAGATGACGTAACTGTTAACTTCCTCCCACACGAGGTTGCTGAATAACGGCATAGAGCCTTCCCCTAGGGGAAGGCGTTTATGTCATTTCAGCTTTTGCAGTTCTGCAATGAGATTCTTCATCTCTTTCACAGTCTGCGCTGATGGGTTCTTCGAACGGAAGTCCAGCATCAGGATTTCGATAGCGCTCGCGTAATACTCACGATAAGTCTTAGCTGCTGCTACTTGTGCCTGAGCACATTTGTTGAAGAAACCAACGATCTTGTTGAGATGATCAACAGCTTTAGTGATCGAATCAATCACAGTCTGCGCGCGTTCAGCTTGAGCAGCATCTTCGATCTTGATAGAACGAATACGAGCTAAGGCATCAGCGGTAGCGCCGTAGTGTTTGACCAGTTCATCGAAGTCGATAACTTGAACCTTGCGGAACTTCTCGATCTCTTCCCAGAAATCAGCACCTAGTTGGTCTACCAGATAGTCTGGTTCCGAAGACAACAACTGCATCTCATCAACGGACTGGATTACTGCAGCCAGGTCTTGCAAACCACACAGGCCATCATCAGATGGGATCTCTTGGTTATTCATCAATTCGTTCAACACTGTTACACGTGTAGCGATTGATTCCGACGTAGCACGAGCAGAGTCAAAGAGCTGCTTAACCGATTTCACTGCGGCGTCATTAGAGAAGCCGTACAGTGTTACACGATTACGATCCAGGGTAGACCGAGTCAACATGGTTTCACTGAGTTCGGTCGTGGTCTTGGTGGCTTCCGCACCCATAACCCCGTTCAGTGTTTTCATCTTGACGTAGATCTTACGAACTTCGATCAACACGTCTCGAGCTTTAACGAGCTGTGCATCGAGTATTGCGTGCTTCTGCTTCAGGCCTTTAACCCAACGGTAACCTTGCATAACCAGATCGATCAGCTTACGAATCCATGCCTTGATAGTATCGAGTACAACTTTACCGATGTTCTCTAGGCTAGGTTTCAGGTTGAGTAACGAACGTTCTGGAGTATAGAAGTCACCGAAGGCTTCTAGACCAGTTTGTGGCAGAGCGATGTTGTTATCCAGCATTCGCTTTTGGATTGCCTTCAAACCAGTCATGTCATGTGAACTAACACCCTTAGCCTTAATGGTAGCGTGTAGGTCCAACAGGTCATTGATCGCTTCTACAGCAATCTCGAGTTCTGGTTGTAGAGAACTTTGAATTACATCGATGGTTTGTGGAGCTGGTTCTTCAACCAGGGCAACCATCTCAGCTTGGTTCTCGATCGGGTAATCTACAATTGGATCTTCCAGCAGATCAGCCGATACGTCTAAGTCGGGTGGGGTAATTGGCGTAACGATTTCGTCCGTTACACCAGTCTCAATTTCTTGATCCATATCCTACCCCTTAGGCTTCAGCAGTGGATTGACGCAGTACGTCAGCGATCTCGAGCTGGCAACGAATGAAGTCAGGGCGAGAGCTCAGCCATTCAGACATGGCGTACTCTTTACGGGTCAGGCCATCTTCCATAGTAGAAGAGCACAGGGCTGCTTGCACGATGGACGGATCGATAACACCGGCTACCAGTTCGTAACGAATACGAATGATCTCACGGAAAACGTCTTGAGCCATTTTGGTATCAAGAGCAATGTTCTCGTTTACTTGACCACAGATATCCCGGAATGTTTTGCTATGTGCATCAGCACACTCAGCTGCAGTTTTGTCCAGCATCAGGGGGACGTGGAAACCAACAGCGTTGGCAACGAACATGGCGCGAGCCAGGCGGTCGTTGCTGTTAGGGGCGCTCAGTTCTTTCATGATGCGCGCAATCATAAAACCAGTTCTCATTGTCTTGTACCTTAGGCTTTGAATCGGAAGGCTTCAACAAACAGGGAGTTGTTGAGCAGGGCTTCGAGGTTTTCTTCGTGGGTGATCAGTTTCTTCTCACGACGTAGGCGAGGCGATGCCAGTTCAGCCATGTAGTCATAGAGATCTTTACCGACGTGGTATTCTTTTAGCAGTTCATCCAGTGCATCGATGTCTGCTTGGATAGGACTCACCAACGAACGATCTTTAACGGTCTTCAGTTGGTTAATGAGATCCAGACGGATTTTCATTACACGCTCTTTCGGGTTGTCGTAACGACCAGCGAAGTTGAAATCGTTATCACCCGATACGGTCATCAACCACAAGATGGTAAATGGCAGGAACAGAATAGCTGCAGCCATACGGAGCAGGTTACCCCACCACGAAGCACGCATGTCAGTTTCCATGCCGTATGCCTTATACATCCGGTGTAGACCAGTAGCTACCGCACGACCGTAACCCAAACGAGTGGCAAACATGTCAGCCATTTGTTCTTCACGCTTGTGTGCAGAACTTGGGTTGTCGAACAGATAATGACGTGGAGCTTTCTTGTACGTGGACAAAATAGCACGACGAGCTTTATCTGGGGTAGGACTGTTAGTAAACGTCTCGCGTTGGTCTTCTGGGATATTCTTTACCAGCCAAGTGTGGTCGAGAACTTCCAGGTTGTATTCGTTACGCTTGTTACCCAGTACAACGTCAATGCCGTCACTCAACATGTAGTTGAGGTAGATGTAGTCGGACAGTGTTACGAACAGGTTGAATGCGTGACCACATTCATGCAAGATGATACCAGTGATCTCTTCGTCGGTGTAACCGTTAGCGCCCATGAAGAATGCTTCAGAACAGTTAGACTTGAACTTCAGTTCGTCAACCATAGGACCTGTAGCTTTCAGGTTCTTCAGGTCAACTTTGGTAACATACTTCAGACCATCTTTGGAACTGATGCGTTCAGTTGGAATGTATTTGGACCACGTAGTACCTTGGTGACCCCAGTATTGGAATGTCATCATCCAAGCATCTGGATGTGGACCAGGAGTAGAAATGAATTCTACGTTAAGACCAGTCATCTTCACGATATCACTGAGGCCTTTCAGTGACTCGGTACTGACTTGACCAGCAAGTTCATATGACGACCGCATCTTTGCAACTTGTGCCTGGATAAGTTTACCCAGTTCACGAGAGACATCAACAGAGATGACCTCGTTTGAAACTGTAAATTGTTGTAGCATGGTGGCTTCCCATGGTCAGCTGATTAATCATAAAGATAAGGCTTTGGAGCGAAATACTCACTAGCATAATCTGATGTGATCAACCATCTTAAAGGAGTGTCTAATGTCGACTATTGAATTTAGTCCAGAGGACGTTATTGGGCGTGAAGCAAAACACATCACGTACGTCCCAGACCAGTTCGGTAAACAACATGATGCTCACTTTGTAAAAGAAGTTTTGCATTTAAAGGGCGGCGGTACACATAGTCGTCTGGTTAAGTGGGAAGACTACGAGCGTAATTATTACCTTACACAGAAGGGTCGTCGTAATCACCACGAAAAGAAAGACTACGAACTCCTGGAGAACTTGACTAAGTACAAGTCGACTCAGGTTAACTTAGCTCGTAGCATTGCTAAAGCGTTAGGTGACTTTTCACAAGGACCTAACCCACGACTGCGTAATCTGTCACGTAGTCCTTATTTGTACGGTTCTGATGTAAGTTCGACTTGCTGCTTGAAGAACGATTATCAAACTCGGTATCCGGGTCTGATCTCGCGTAACACTGTAGCGGGCGGTGAC